AAATTGCTTTTAAGCATTTATCGTAATTTGATTGCATTTTAGTTCCTTGTTAATTTGAGAATCTTCTCAATTTGTGCCTTGATAATTGGACCTCTGTTAGGCCAATGAATGTAAGGCTCGTCTGATTTTTGTAAATTATACAAGAAAGGTAAAATTATCTTTTCTATATCAGTAAACCTTTTCTTTGTATCTTCGTCTGTCACAGTTTTCGTAACAGTATCTTTTTCTGCCACAATTTGCATAATCTCATTCATCATAGATTTGATATCAGATACATCACCTTTTACTTTTGCGATTTCTAAATTAGAATTTTCAACTAATTTAGGGTCAACACTTGGTGTTGCTTCTGGTGTTTTAGATACTGGCGTCATACCCCAATCATCTGTGGTATCAAAACCTCTCATATAATCTGGTATATCTTTACTTGCCATTTTGTTTCCTTTGTGCAGCCTGTCGTTTTCTATGTTTCTCTACGACCTGCCTTGTTTTAATGTCTTTGGTGCTTTTGTTACCGTATATGTCATGTACTTTACTTCCTTGGTGAGCGTCACCGATACGACTTAACATATCTTTCCAACCACCATCAGTTTTCATCTGACCTACACCCATAACACCACTACTAATATTTATCTTATTTAATAGTTGTTTAATATGTTTATTCTTCTTTAGGTATTCTTCCTTTTCAGATATTGACATCATATCTGTCCAGACTTTACCAGTTTTTGTATTTTCAAAATCGTATGTAGGCACTATAATGTTCCTTGCATATAATTTAAAACTACAGCTAATGCACCAAAAAATATTGCAATACTAGCCACACCATAAATATATTTCATATTAGTCCTCTTTAAAATATTTGTTAAGCATTTCTAATTGGTCATCATATTCAGCAATAAACTTTAATTCTTTTTCTAATGTTTCAACATGGTCGCTGTGTTCAGCTACACCTTGAGCATTTTTTAAATGTACTTCTACATTTGCAATATGTTTATCAATATGGCCTTGTGCGTGTGATTTTAACGCCTTAATTAAATGTGTTCTACTCATTTGTTTCCCCTTTATATCAATGCCTGTTCTTGTGCTTCTTTCACACCATCAATATACCAGGCAGGAACAGTTGACGGAGATTTCCATGTAGCAAATCTTTGCTTTTCGAAAATATAATACTTACGATAACTTGCAACCGAATCACCAGGTATTTTGCAATAATCTGGCATTGCTGGTGGTGGGTCTGTTGCAATGGTATTTAGTGAGATATTTTTAGGCGGATACATTAATGCACCCTCTAATAATTGTACTGTTTTGTGGTCTAATATGTGACCATATCTCATTTTAAATTCTGTATTCAAAGCCATCATATGTTTGTATAACCAATGATAATTGTATGCACTTTCCATAACCCATACTGTACTAGGATGTCCTGTATGACAAGCTTTGTACAATGTTTTTTCCATGTTTGGATTAGGGTGTTTCCACCTTTTAATATTACGACCAGCTTTAGTTTTATCTGTATATAAATTGCCGTCAATCATACGGTGTGCTGTAGATAACATCTGTGCTGATTCTACAATCATCTTAACAACATGTTTGTCACATGATTGTTTAGCCGCCTCAATGGGGTCTTTATCTAAATAAAATATATTCATAATTTAATTAATCACCTTTCTAAAGTAATCTTCACGGTTGTACATAATACATAATTGTTTAAAGACATTGTACCAATAGTTCTTTGCCCAATCAGACATAGAATTTCTACACATTTTTTCTGCATTTTTGATTCGTCTATCTTTTAGTTCTTCACTTATCATGTTATACATTATATACTACTTTCTATCGTTTGGCAAGCCCTATCCTTGCTTTGACTTCTCATTCCAGTCCATAATCTGGTCTAATTTTAGTTTAATTTCATCAGGATCCAAGTCTGATAGTTCTTTGGCACCTAATTTTTTAACAAAACCCTTATAATCTCGTTCTTTTTTTCTGAGCTTGGCACTTTTGGCCTTCTCTTTTGCCAATTCTTTGGTAAGGTTTACCTTTTTGGTATTTTTGACTTCTTCTTGCCCTTCCCTCCGTGTTCTCAACGATATGTTGGCAGCTATCAATAATAAAACCGCCAATGGGTCAAATACAAATATCAATACTATTATTACCCACCTTACTGCTTCGTCAAAATGGTCTTTTGCCGTATCACCATATATTAACTCTGCAATATATTTGATTGGTCCTACTTCAGCTTCTAATTTTTGTACTTCTAATTGTAATACACCTTTTTTATCTGTAAGTTCAGATATTTTATCAGTAGCATTGTTTATAGAAAGTGTTAATGCGTCACGCTCTGGTTTTTGTTTTTCTCTTTCTTTAAGACCTCTTGTGACATATTCCATGTCAATGTATTTCTCTAGTGTCTTATCTAAAAGTTTTAATGTATTCTGTGACCTGAAAATAATCATCTTTTGTGATTTAATTTGGTCATCTAATAGTTCTATCTTAATTGCATTACTATTATTTGGTTGTACCTGGTCTAGGTGTGCCTTTGATAAGAAACCAAAGATACCCATAGATGTGATAAAAACTAATACAATTGTTGCAAAGGTAAGATAAAATTTTAATGTTTGTGGTACAAATTTATTGCGCCAATTATTATACAACCATGAGGCGGCTACAAGTTTACCAACTTCTAACGCACTACCCATAGCAATGATAGGTACAACTGCACCTGCAAATAAGGCCGTCAAACCTGCAATAGAATAACCAGCGGCTATTACAGATATAGATATGGCACTTAAAAAAACTATTATTATTGTTAACATATGTAGTCCTTAATTAATTACTGGTACTGTATAATTTTCCCTCAACATCTTAATAATTTTCTTAACTTTGATAAAGTAATCTTTATCTGAAGCATAAGCGTCAAGTGTCATAACTAATTTTAAAGGGTCGTTTATATCTTGTTCATGTTTAAGTTTTCTATATTCTTCAAACTTTGTACCGTTATTAAGGATATTTATATAGTGTTGGACACTATCACATTCATGTTGATAAACTTTTACACCCCACTTTTTAGGATTGTTACTAGGTAACATATGTGGTTCTCTTAAATCATATGTACGAATACCAAATAGATTTTTGCCTTCTAAAGCAAACCTACTATTACCCCATGCACTTTCCAAGGCTGCCTGAGCAACTAATAGTTCTAGGTTTACAGGTATTACATCTGTGGTGGTGTTGTAAATATAACTCACACAAGCAACTGTACTTTCAATAAAAGTTTGGTTGTTTGCTCTCTCAAAATTAGGCAATGTGTGTGTAGTGATTGCTTCTAAAGTTTCAACAACTTCTTGTACTTCAACCTCTAATAAGTTAGCTTGCTTTTCTGCTTTCGCACCCTCAACTACGGTGTATATTCCCCAACCAAACAAAAGGGTCACAACGACCATTAGTGTTTGTGCAATGGTTTTTATTTTCTCTCTCATTAGGCACCAATATTTGTTTTCATTACAATGTATTGGAAACCAGTAATAGTTTCTGCTTCATCATAATCATTAGCACCCACTTTAATGGGGGACATTTTCTTTTGAAAGAAAGCTAGACCAGGAGTATCCTGAATCTTAAACATTTTCTTAAATAGTTTTTCTGATTGTCGTTCAGTTAGATTATCCTGAACATCTTTAGACCAATTACCTGTGTAATAAGTCATCTTGTTTTCTTTGCCTGTTTCTCTAAACCTAATTAGTCTTTCAGGTATAGCTTCAATCTCTGATTTAAGCCATCTGTCAATTTGTTTACTCGCCATAATATATCTCTCCTTTATAGTTATTATAAATCTGCAATTTTGAATTTCTTAATGACATTCTTTGTAGGTATAACTGTTGTGTTACCACCATCTGCAAGTTCGCCATTTTCTTCATAATTGTAGTCACTCATCAAAACATGAACCTTTTTATCATTCTTTACCAACCAACCGGTAGATACACAAATAGCAGGTTTCATTCTTTGAATTTCTTTCAATGATTTCCAACCAGCGTCTGATTGAATATCCTCCCAATATACCAAATAGAAATCAAATGTAAACGGTATTTCAGGTACATCATCTTTAAACTTTTTGGTTAACTTTTTTGCCATAAAATTATTACGAACACTCCTTATCGGCAATCTTCGTATCCTCTAATAGTTTACATTTATATTCACTATCAGCATTTTGTCTTAACTCGGCAGCTAAACTCTCTAAAATAACAGGTAAGTTTTTCTCTAAAATATCTGTCATCTGCAAAGCGAAGTTATATGCCAACTTTTGCATTTCTGCTTCTAGTACGGAAGTGTCAACACCGTTACCACTTACCTTTTCTTTAATCACATGGCCTATAACTGCTGTATTATAGTCATCAGCTTTAGCAACCGAAGACCAAATAAAAACATTTAAAATCACCAGTAGAATTACAATAGTATTTTTCATAATATATATGTCCTTTTGTTATCGTTTATATGTATATAATACACTATAATGACAGCAAAGGCAAGCGCTTTTTTCACTTTTTTTACGCTTTTTTGTAGTATTTTGTGTCTTTTTTTAAGGGTTTTGTAGTATATTATACTAATTATAGGGGGTGCGTCATAGTTGACCACCCCCTAAACTGTTGATTCGCTATTGAGATAGCGCTCCAGATGAAGTACCACGAGTCGGTCCTTCTGGTGTTTTGTATTCGTCATTCCAATTAAATGCTTCTTTTACGACAGCTTGGGATAGACCTTTGTATTTTTTATGTAGTTCTTTATCTTTCATTGCTACTGCAACTTCAGCTTCACCTTTTGATAGAGCTTCTAGGATTTGAACAAACATAGTTTCTTTTCTAGTTTTTGATGTTGCTACATCAGCACCTGTAACAAAGTGCCAGAATTTCTTTGATTCATTCTCTAATAAAGAATGTTCAGTACCTTCAGGTGCTTCGTTTGCTATAAACGGTGGCGAGCCTTCTGGTAAATCCCATGCGATATTGGTATCAAATGAGCCTTTGATGATTCTTCGTAAACCTGGTGTGTCGTTCTCTTTTAGAA